TATGGTATAATAAATATATGGATTTGAAATCTGACAAAGGTAAGAGTCTAAGTAAACAAGAAACATTACAAGAGATTAAAAACTACTGTAACGAACAGATTAAATTAGCTCAACGAAAAGCAATGGATGAAGAAAACTTTAGTATGCCCTCATGGTCATACCATCAAGCTTATCTCCAAGGCATTCAAAAAGCTTTTACAAAACTGTATAGTTTATTGCCTGACCAAGGAGATAACACATGACAGAAGAAACAATAACAGAACAATCTGTTGAGTCAAATACCCAAGAAACTCAACAAACAGATACCCAAGCAAAACTATTTGAAATTCCGACAGAAGCTCAAGACTTAGTTGGTGAGGGTAAGAAGTATGCTAATGCAGTGGAAGCACTTAGGTCAGTTCCTCATGCTCAACAGCACATCAAAACCTTAGAGGAAGAGATGGCGCAGTTAAAAGAAGAACTAACTAAACGCAAAACTACACAAGAACTTCTTGATGAATTAAAGTCTGAAACTAGACAACCCGCAGAGAACACCACTCAAGGGGTTGAGTTAAACGAAGACGCTATTATGAGTTTGGTAAATCAAACACTTCAGCGTAATGAACAGACCAAGACTGCTAAACAAAATGCTGACTCTGTAGCTAAAAAATTTCAGAGTAAGTATGGGTCTCAAGCAGAAACTGTTTATAACAAACTTGCTGGTGAGTTAGGTATGTCAACTCAACAACTTAACAGTCTCGCTACTAGTTCACCTAGTGTAGTCTTACGACTAGCAGGGCTTACTGACTCAGCTCCATCTAATGTAGCTAAGTCTTCTGGTTCTGTAAATACTGAATCTTTAGCACAAACTAAACCTACAGGAGAGCTTTCAGCTCGAGTAGGTAAAAATAAGTCTACTAAAGATTTAGTTAATGCTTGGAGAGCTGCTGGTGAGAAAATTAAACAACAAGCGTAGAGGATAAATTATGTCACAATTGACAAGTAATACCAGTGCTTTTATTGAAGCACAACAGTATTCACAGTTTATTCTTGAGAACTTACATGACTATCTACTTCCTGAAGGTATGTGGAGAGATGTAACAGACTTCGGTTCAGGTACAACTTTAAACATCAAGACAGTAGGTACTGTAACAATTCAAGATGCAGCTGAGGATACTCCTCTCAACTATAGTCCTATCGACACAGGTACATTAACTCTTACTATCACTGACTACGTTGGTGATGCATGGAAAGTTTCTGATGACCTTCGTGAAGATGGTTCTCAAGTTGATACTTTAATGGCTATGCGTGCTATGGAATCAACACGTGCTCTTGGTGAAAACCATGAAACACGTTTCCTAAGCGTAGCTAATACAGCTCAAACAGCTGCTAACCTTAACTTAGTTAATGGTCGACCACACCGTTGGGTTGGTTCTGCAGCAGCTAATGCTAGAACTATTACATTGGAAGACTTCATTTCTATGAAGCTTGCATTTGATAAAGCAAACTCACCAGCTGGTGGTCGTATTGCTATCGTTGACCCTGTTGTTGAAGCTACATTAAATAGCTTAACAAACTTAGTTAACGTATCAAACAACCCAATGTTTGAAGGTATGGTAACAGAAGGTTTTGCTCGTGACCATCGTTTCGTAAGAAACGTATTTGGTTGGGATGTTTACACTTCTAACTTCCTACCTACATTAACAGCTACTGAAGCTATCAATGCTTCTTCATATGGTTTAACATCTGAAACAGCAGCTGTTGGTGATAAGGCTAACATTTTCATGTGCGTAGCAGATGATACATGTAAGCCAATTATGCATGCTTGGAGACGAGCTCCTCAGACAGAAGGCTGGAGAGACAACGAAGAACGTGCAGACAAGTATCAAGTAACATCACGTTATGGCTTAGGTGCTCAACGTGTTGACACTCTTGGTGTTATTTTAACTCATCCATCTAACTATTAAGGAGAATAAAAATGGCTTATGAAAATACAGCTGGCATCAATGTCCTTAATCACTATGGACCAAGAGGCAAAGATGCAAAATGGGGCGGTCAGGCTAAATCAACAGGACAAGTTAAACGTGCTGAATGGCAGTTTGATTACTCTGATTTACCTACCTATGGCTCAACTAACTTACAATTTGCTATTCCTGCAAATGCAACTATCGTATCCTCAAAATGGATTACAGGTACTGCATGGGCTGGAGGTACTAGCCTTAATGTAGGCTTATACCAAGGTAATGGTACAGTTATTGACGCTGACGGCTTAGACGCTGCTATTACTCCAACTACTGCTGGTGCTGTTATTGAAGGCAACGGTGCATTAGTTGGTGCTAGTATCGGTGCTAATGCTGGTGAACTAACAGTAGCTGCAACTGGCACATATACTGCTGGTACTGCAACAGTTATTGTTGAATATCACGTAGAAGTATAAGGATAGGGGTCTTTGGACCCCACTCCTTTTAAGGAATTTAAATGACAATACAACATAATGTAATTACAGACCCAGACATTCATGAACCTAAAGGTGTAGCTGCTGCTTCATCAGGTCAAGTTTATGTAGCTAATGGTGCAGGCTCAGGTACATGGAAAGATAAAGACAAAGGGCTTGGAGCATGGACAGGTTTTGATTCTGCAACTCCAGCATATCAACATACAACTACTACATCAGATACAGTACTCAATAATACAATAACTACAGGAGCTAATGATGGTTTTACTATTGTTACTACTCCTAATCTTAGAATTACATATTCAAGTACAGAAACTATTACAGCATTTGTACAATTATCTCTTGCTACTAAACAAGCATCAGGTGCTGATAAAAATGTAGAATGGGTTCTATTTAAAAATGGTACAGAACTTACAGGCTCAAGAGTTATTAGAACTTTGTCTACTAATACTTGGGGTTCTATTACTTTATCTACTGTTGTAAGTTTAACAACTTCAGACTATTTAGAAATATATTCAAAAGCAGATGGAGCATGTACAGTTGACTATGCTTCTATTCAATTAATAATACAAGGACATAGCTAATGGCTAAGATGACACTACTTGAAATGACTCAAGACATCTTATCTGATATGGATTCAGATGAAGTCAATAGCATTAATGATTCAGTAGAATCTTTGCAAGTAGCCCAAATAATTAAAACTACTTATTTTAATATTGTTAATGGTAGAGACTATCCACATTTTAATGAGTTGTTTCAATTAGACAGTGCTAATGATACTAGACCTACTCATATGAAAATACCAGATACAATTGAAAATGTACATTGGATTAAGTATGATGTAAGAAAAACAGAGTTAGCTAAACATCAATATACTGAAATTAAATACTTAACTCCTGAAGAGTTTATTAATCATGTAGATGTTAGAAATAGTACAGATAGTAAAGTTCAAGTAGTAGATAGTTTACAAGGAATTAAACTTAATATCTATAAAGATAGAGCTCCTGAATACTATACATCTTTTGATGAAGAGTATGTAGTATTTGATAACTATATTCGAACAACAGATACACATTTACAAAAATCTAAATCTCAAGCTTTTGGTAAACGTGCTGTTATATTTACATTAAGTGATAACTTTATTGCTGATTTACCTGTACAAATGTTTAGTTATTTTTTAGCAGAAGCTAAATCAACTTCTTTTATTACTCTTAAACAAATAGCTAATCAAAAAGCAGAACAAACTTCTGTTTCTCATAAACGTAGAATGAGTCAAGATGCATGGAAACTAGAACGTGGTATTAAATATCCTAATTATGGCAGACCTACAATATCTAAAAAAGGTCCTAACTATTAATGAGTATGTTAACTAGCAATACTGGTGCTTTCATAGAAGGTCAGCAGTATGGTAAAAAGAAAAGGAAAAAGACTATGGCTTGTGGTAAAAAACATTCATATAATAAAAAGAAAACTCCAGTTAAAAGGAAAAAATAATGGCTGATAAAAATAACAATAGAGTTACTATTGATATAGGTGGCTGGTTTAAACGTCAAGTAGATAAATATAATGAAGGTGCTCGTAAAAGAGCAGTGGAACGTAATAGAATTAATTTATCTAAAAAGAAAGCAGTAGCTGGTTTTGAAACTTATAAACCTCAAAAGCTAACTGATGCTAATAAAGGTATGTTTAAGAATAGAGAATCTATTGCACCTCAAGGAGCATTAAAGGTTACTCCTGGAAATATTGGAGGCTCTTCTTATAAAACTCCTAAAGTTCCTGATATTCTTAAAGGAGTTGGAGGTCA